GGTCAGCTTCTTTCTTAAAACTGACATGCATGTGGTGAGTGTGTTTGTTAGCCCCTGTGTAGTTGCGCCACTTCCAGTTAAGGATGGGAGACGCAATCCTGCCGTTAAATATAATGTACGAGATGCGCTTTTCTGCCTTAGACTTGCAACTGATTCGAAGCTGATCCGCAAGGTCTGGCATGATATGCGGTTTGACTCCTGCACCAAATAAGTCTGCGTCAATGTCAATGGCACGAACCCAGCCCTGCTCATCTGGATTATGATCAGACTTACGAGCAGCGTGTCGGGTATCACCGACCCAACCATCCGATGCCCTATCACGATCTGGGAAGGAATCATCTAACTGCTCTCTTAACTGGATTGCAGCTTTAGAAAGTCTTGGTTTCATCCAAGTAGGAGAGCTGCTTCATCGGCAGTAATGCCAAGCTTGTCTAGGAGTGCAGCCTTCTCAACAGCCTTAGCTGCTTTGTCTGCATCTTCTGCTGCCTTCTGGTCAGCAGCAGCTTTAGCATCGGCTTCACGCTGTGCCAATTCATCGGCAGTTAGCTCACGCTCTATTACTTCGCCTGTTGTGCAGTTGATTTCGATTGCTGTAGTCATATTTCTCCTTATGAGTTTTTGATGCCGTAGAGGTAAAAGGTTGAGTATTGGACAAACGAGCCACCATTAGGCTCAAAAGATATTGAGGTAATAGTACTGCTTGTACTTTCAAGCCCAGCAGTTAAAGATGAATAAGCATCTGTGCCGTTGTTTTCTGAAACACCATCCATACTTACAGATTTGTAATTACTGGATGCGTAATTAGGAAAGTACCACTCAGCGTTACTAAAAGTGCTGGCTGTTGCCGAGTTATTATTAACTCCAAAGTTTTCAGCACTAGATGCACTGGCGGCAGCCACTCCGTTACCTCTGATTCGTCTGCCTGAGTCAAGTGCTGAGCCGTTGATAGAACAGATAACTGCAACAATATCTGCGTTAGCTCTACTGCTTACCTTAACTAATAAATCAGTGTAAGTAGCAGGAATTGAGCTGAAAGTAACAGATGCAGTTGTAGTACTCAAGATATTAGATGCAATTAAGGTATATGTATTAGGCATTATGCAGCCGCGATTCCATAGAGTGTGAAGGTTGAGCCTGCAGTAAAAGTGCTACTTGTCACAAGAACTGTTACAGCGTTTATCGCTGCTGTGCTAGACCATAAGCCTACTTTTGCACCTGCTTCACCATAAGCAGAACTTGTCATTTTATAGGATGATATGGCAGTTTTATAGGTTGTAGTGTTTGCATAGTTCATTATGCTAATTACTGTTGTACCGAACTCTGCTCCAATAATGCCCAAGTTGGTTGAACTTTGGGATGTATTGCGAACTGAGAAAGCACTTGTTCCATCACCGCCAAGAACTGTAGCTGAGTAATTACTGCCTGTATCAGAATTATATTGCAACTTAAAAGTAGGAGAACCAGAGGTGCATTTTCCATTGACTACCAATACTAAATCTGTATAACTTGCTGAGATGCTAGAGAAGGTAACAGATGCAGCAGCAGAGCCTAGTGTCTGTGTTGCTAAAGGAGTGTATGTAGATCCAGCAGCCATTGTTATGCTCCCTTAATTCCGTATAGGGCGAACTTAGAATTAGCTTTGATTGTTCCGCTGTTAGGAAAGATTACAATCGTAGAGATAGCAGCTGTGTTGAGCCATAGACCAGAGTGAAGCAACACATAACCTGATCCGTTTTCGTCAAAGCCTGAAAGAGAGCGAGTAGTTGTGTTCTTATTTGTGTTTGCGTAATCAAGGATGTCACATACTGCTCCACCTGAATAACTACTGCTGGCATTGGTTGAGCCATATCCTGCGCTTACCTTGTTCTGACCTGTTCCCGGGGTGTAAGCAGCAGCACTTGATCCATCTCCGTAAAGGTTATGCCAGATGTAGTTACTACCTGTGTCAGAATTAAATCTCATGTAGTTGTCATTAGTGCCAGCATTAGAAGTAAAGCGGATTTGTAAATGCTGGTAGGTAGAAGGGATGCTGCTAAAGGTTATGCTCGTTTCTCCACCTGCTGCATTAACAGTAGCAATAGACTCATAAGAGCTAGTAGATGCTGCTACCCCACTAGAGGCAATGATGCCAATTAAAGGACTGAGCATTACGCAATGCCACCGACTACGATCCATGAATCAGTTGCAATCTTGATGCAAGCTGCTGACTTATAGCGAGCAAGAACTGGCTGTGCAAGGACTGCACCCGCACTTACCACAGTAGTAGTGCCAGATGTAACAGCATTGATTGTAGTTACGCCTGCACCCTTTTGATATACCAGCAAGGTAGTGCCAGTAGGGAATGCGTATGTCGCATCGGTAGGGATGCGGAAAGTATTAGCCGAAGCATTATCCATTGTGACTATGGCATTGAGGCCATCTGCCTTCACAGCAGTGTAAGTAGTGCCAGTCTGTGCATTAAGGGTAAGACTTGCGAAGGATGCATCAATAGCATCTCCTAGTGTTTCAATGGCTGTTGCCCCATTTTTTACGAGATCACTCGATGTGGGAACTGTCCAGCCGAACTGAGGGGTTACTGTTGCCATTAGGTTAAAGCTCCTGTCGCGTTTGTCCAAGTTAGTATAGCATTTACGCCTGTCCATACGAGTGAGGCAGGCAATACTGTTTCCCACTGGGTAGTGGATAGTGAGAAGTCTGTAGCTGAGATGTAGAGAGTTATATCTACAAAGGTAGGGGTTGCTCTTAGGGCTATGTTTTCCACAAAGCCATCGAATGAGCCACCAAGTAAATTGCTAGGCAAGTTGTCAATAAGGACAGGCTCGCCAAAGAAGATGCCAATTAGATCATCAAGCATGGCAGATGGCATGTCTGGATTATCTAGACGGAAGGTAATTGCACCTAGCGAGCTGAAAGGGTCTTTGCGTAGGTTTAACTCTCTAGAGCCGATGTCAGTGATGTCAGCAAGGTTCTTGATATTAGACTCAAATGAACGCTCATAGAGGCCGTAGGAGGCTATAGAGTCGCTATCAGAGGTACTGTAGGTCGAGCCATAAGCCGTGGAGTATTTATAGATAAGGCTATTGCGGATGCTGGCAATCTGTGTCTGAGACTGGATACTGTTAGGCGTTGCGTATGAGCCATCTAGGTTAGTAAAGCCGTTAGTAGCAAGATAAGTAGAGCGATGGTCTGCATCGTCATAATTAACAAAGCCATCAGCCGATTCAAAGACTTGACCTAATGCGCTATTAGCAATCTGATCTACTAAGGTCTGGCTCTTTACAGTAGGAGATGCAGCAACACTTATCATTGTGTAGAAGCCTGTATCAATAGTGCCGATGTAAGTCTCAGCTTCATCCCATCTAGTTGTCGCTGGATAGGTTGCCCATGTAACAGTCGGGGTAACTTCTGCCCAAGTAAGGTTAAGAGCTGCACCTAGAATGGCTGCAATCTGTGCGCCGTCTAATCCTTCTGCTAGGGCTGTGTTGTAGATAGCCTTAGTCAGTTTAGCCAGTGAGCCAATGCCCAAGATTGTGCCTGTAGTAATGTAGCCAGATTCTTCTGGGCTTCTGACACCAATGGAGAAGTCTGAGACCTCACCGCTAAATACAGTTATGTAAGTGCCAGAGGAGTTTTTTAATTCTAAGCTGACTGGCTCAGTTACATTGATGGTAAAAGGTGAGCCATCTGTGTTGATGATTTCTACTCGGCAGTAACCTGCTGTGCATTGACGATCAATGTCTAGCCGACCAGTGGCATAGGAAACAGAGGTGACAGTTGTATAAACATCATCACCTACTGTCACACGCCATTCTGGTAACCATGTCATAGCGGAAGTAGTCTGCCTATCAGTGTGCCTCGTCTTGAGGCTTGTGTAAGGACATCATCAATAGCTTCTGCAATAGCGTTAGGGTCTCCAATGCCTGTGTTAATGGTGTTGTTGATAGTCACACCTGCTGGCAGTTGATTGCCTGTGCCACTAGTTCCTAAGCCTACTGTTGATGGCATTGATTGGTTAGAAGATGCCACAGATGGGATAGTAGCTCCTACGAATGGCTTATAACCGCCAAGACTTGCCTGTTGAGCTTGGCTCAAGGCATTGAAGGCAGATGCAGCAGAGCCAGCAAAGTTATTAAAGTATGTCTGCAAAGATGCCAGTTGCTCCTTGACTGACATAAAGTTCCAGTTCTTGAAGATATCATCCATAGGCTTGATGCCTTGTAGAGTGCTAACTAACTTCTCTGTGTTCTTCTGAGCTTCATCTAATAACTTTGTGTATTTCTCAATCTGGCTGATGTTCTCAGATTCAATAGCTTGCATAAGCTTAAGACGAATACGATCTTCCTCTGAAATCTTACCTTTGAGGGCAGCTTCAATCTGTATCTTCTGTAAGTCAAAGATTGATTTAGCCTTAGCCAGTTTTAACTGATCTTGAGCTGCTTTGGTCTGGGCTATAGTCAGTTTAGTTATCTTAGTCTGATTAGTTAAATATGAGCCTGATTGGATTGGGTTCTTTTGCGCACGCACTTCACTGGCTCTACGGGAAGTTGCGCCAATTCTTGTGATTGCACCTAATGGGCCAGCAGACAATGAACGCTGAAATGGTGTAAGTAATAATTCAAAGAAAGACTTTGTTTTGCCACTTATTTCGAATGTGCCAATCTGTGCTAAGCCACGCAAGAAATCGGCTAAGTTAGTTGCGGCTCTTTCCATATCGTCTGCAAGGTCATTAACAGTTGTGTTACCGCCTAAAGTTTTTAAGGAATCAATAAGGCCAGTGCCTATAATTTCTTGGACATTGGCGGCGGCGACACCTAACTTGGCTATTGATCCTGCAAAAGTATCTGAGGCTGCCTTAGCTGAACCCTTAAAGGTTTGACTTAAATCATCTGTAATCTCTTTGAAAGATTTAGTTTTTAGGTCTGCTTTGGAAATGCCTACGCCTAAACGAGTAAGGGCTGTGTTGTTACCCAAGTAGGCACGACTTAAGGCAGTTGTGACTGCCCCTAAGTCTTTGCCAGTTGATGCTGAAATATCTAACGCAAGATTAAGTAATCTTTGTGATTCAGCAGAATCGCGGGTTGCTACCGCTAGGCTCTGATAAGCAGGGCGAAGTAGATCATCAACAATGCCGAACTCTCTTTGAAGTCTTTGAATATATGTCTCAGCCGATGCTGCGTTTCTCTCAAGTCCTACATTTTTTAGAGCCAAAGCAAGTTGTTGCTGTGCCTTCTGGTCTGCCGCTGCCGCTTTAATTGAAGCCTTGCCATAAGCCAGAATTGCTGTTGTGCTAAATGCTACGCCAAAAGTTTTAGCAAGGGTCTTGACATTCTTAGTCAAGCGGTCTGTTGCTGTGTCTGCCTGCTTAAATGCTTTGTTGCCTACGAACTCTGCAGCAATATCAATCATAATGTTTGCCATGAGTTACACCTTTGCTCTCGCGTTTAGTTTATTGGCAGCAGATTGGATTGCTTTTAACACTGCTTCTCTAGCTTTGCCGTTGTTTTCCTCATAGGCTCTAAACAAGGCACGGCCAGCCATCTTGTCTTTACCTTTAATTGGTGCGTTATATTTATTATTCTGATTCTGAACGAAAGAACTGCTAGGTGTCTTGCGACCCATAGTCTCATAAATTGCTCCAGCGGCACTCTTATTGAATACGCGAGCAAGTGATCTAAAGCCTCTGCGATTAGGCTTTGATGGTGTGGTTTTATAGCCAATGCCAGCTCTAGCAATTCTGGCATCGTAGGTAGGGAAACGAGCTTGAGAGTTTTCTCTAGGCAACCATCCGCTTAACACCGATGAGTTATCTGGCAAGTATCCGCGAGCAGACTTAGTAATTGGCTTCAAGGCTGCTGCAACTTCTTTAGGTAATGCTTTGGCTAAATCTGGACTAAAAGCGCGTAAAGACTTTCTAAGCGCGATGCCGCCCTTGACGCTTGCTGGCATCGCTCACCTCTTTCTGCTCA